TACCCCAAACGATGGGTTTATGGCGCTATTAAACGCCTATATAGCTTATAAATTTATTATTTCTAGAGGATTTACCAATAATAACCCACTCCTACAGCAACAAAACTTCAAAGAGCGCAATAAACCACTAGTTACTACAGGCTACGTATCTCGCAAGTTTTAATACATTTATAAATACTTGTATTAACTGATATATTATTTATTACGTATAGTATAGGGATAGTGGAAATAATGAGGCTCTATGGCTGTTAATAAATCTTCAAAATTATGGATGGGTCCATCAAACTCTGATCAATATATGGGTTCGAGATCTACTGTGCCACAAGTTAGCGCTATAATGTCGCGTAACGTTTCTGATATCAGAAGGCAAGGAATTGCAAGCGAAGTTGATCAAGGTCTTTTTAGAGACGGTTCGGGACCATCTACTAAAGAAGATGGTTCGACCCATCATTCTCGGGTGGTTGCCTCTGTGGGTATGAATAAATACGCTCAAGTAACTAGTGGAGGTGGGGGCGGCGGCAATTATAGGGGAGGCAATGGAGATTCTGTTAAACAGACTCCAGAAGTTTATTCTCCACTTTGGCTTAATTCAAATCTTAATCTTCCACGCGATAGGGCAACTATTAATGCTTGGTGTCGCAGCTTTTATGCTTTAAATCCATTTGTACATAATGCTATTAATTTACATAGCACATATCCTATCAGTAAATTAAATATTAAATGTCCAAACAAAGATATTGAAAAATTCTTTAACGATATGATTGAAGAAATTGATTTAATGAATATTTGTGTGCAAATTGCGCAAGAATATTGGTTATTGGGAGAGTCCTTTGTTTATGCTGAACTTGATGAAAGTCGCGGCAAATGGAGCAGATTACTTATTCAAAATCCTGATTATATGATTGTTAAGCGTACTGTCGTAGCTAATGAGCCAATTATTATGTTGCGTCCCGATGAAAATTTAAAGAAAATTATTTTCTCTAATCGTCCTACTGACATCGAACAACGTAAGCAACTTAATAATCATATTATTGATTCTGTCAAGCGCGGCGAAAATATTCCACTTGATAATTTCCATGTCTCCCATTTGGCTCGTAGAATTAGCCCTTATGAAATTCGCGGCACTGGACTTCCAGTATGTATTTTCCGTCAATTAATGCTTTTTGATAAGCTTAGAGAATCTAAGTATGCACAAGCAGATAATATGATTAATCCATTAACTTTGGTTAAAATTGGTACTGATGGACCAGATGGATTGCATCCAACCTTCGCGGACTTAGAAGCTTGGAGAAATGTTTTTGAAGAAGCTCAATACGATAAGGATTTCAAAATCTTTACTCATGCCGGCATTGCAGTTGAGCGCGTTGGCTATGGTCAAGGAATTTATGATATCTCAGGCGACATCACGCAAATCATTAAAGAAATTTATGTGGGACTCCAGGTTCCACCTGTTCTTATGGACGGGGGCGCTGATACTACTTACGCGAATGGTGGTGTTGCTCTGGACGTTCTAAGACAACGTTACATGCAATTCCGTAACATGATGTCACAATGGTTAAAAAGAAAGATTTTTGCACCGATCTCTAAAATTCAAGGATTTTATGATTACTCTGGCGGCGAGAAACAATTAATTGTTCCAGATATTGACTGGAATCATATGTCTTTATTTGATGCTGGCGATTATATTAATGGATTGGTAACCTTAACCCAAGGCGAAGGTGAAGCTAAAAGAGCTTCTGTACATACACTTTATCGCTCAATGGGGCTTGAATTTGAAGATGAAACAAGAAAAATGCGTAAAGAAGCCATTCAAGCAGCTATTAATGCAAAAGAAAAGGCTGCGCTAGCTGCCATGGATCTTAATGCACTTCGAGCATTGGATGAAGAAGATGAAATTCCAGAGCCAGATGGCGCACCAGCAGGAGGCGCTGCTGGCGAAGCACCACTTCCAGGCGAAGCTCCTGGAGGCGCTCCACCGGGCGGAGGCATACCAGGATTAGATATGGGCGCCCCACCAGGAATGCCGCCACCGCCCCCGCCGCCAGAAGGTGGCGGCGAAGCACCTCCTCCGCCTCCTCCACCGCCCCCACCAGCCTAATTTGAATTTAATTAGCTATTAGACTTATGGATAATTACGTATTATTTTACTGATTCCATATAAGTAGAGGATTTACTATGCAGAAAACTGCTCAAAAAAGAACCGTTTATAATAAATTAAGAGAAATGGCAAATGTTAGCGGTAAAGCTGCCGAAGCATTTTTCAATCCACAATTTAAAAAAGTAATGGAAACTATTAGGATAAAAGACGATAGAATTAGAAGTATTGTTGTAGGAAAAAAACTAGGAGATGCAGATAAAGATATTGATGGAGATGCCGCTCCAGCCCCTGCGTCTTATGGTCCTGCACTAAAAGATCTTATTAAACAAGCTAAGTCAAATATTAATAGACGAGAATTTATGGCGGCAGCACATGATTTAGGCTCATTTCATGAGCAATCAAAAAATGTTGTAGATCAAATTAATTCAATTAATTCTCAAGTTGATGAAGTTCATCACGAATTTTTATTTAAAGATTTAACTCCCGAACAACGCGAACGTTTAACTGGATTTAAAACAAGATTTGCTCAGCAGCAGGCTTTATTGGTAAAAGAATCTTCTGTTATGGATTTTTTGAAAAATATTGGAACGCCTCGTGGTCGCGGTTTAGCCGCTTGGGAAAAAAGATTTCCTAAAGATGTTAATAAAATTAAGGCTGGGTTAAGCGTTTTATTTCAAAAATCAGAAAGCTTACTTGACACTATTATTGGTTCATTAAAAGAAATGGCAAGCGCTCGTTCTGTTAGAAATATAGACGATTATATAAAAGCATCTACACAAATAACTCATGCATTTAATGGGTATGATAAAACATTTAAAGAGTTTTATAAGAATGTTTTTTCTAAATATATTGTAGATATGGAAAAATATCAAGAGCGCATGAAAGGTACGTCAGCTCCAACAGCTGCAGAATTGGGAACACAAGATATTCCTGCCGGCTCTCCCGCTGATGCTCCTGCCGCCGTTCATACGAGCGTTCCATTAGCCGCACCTTCAGTTATTACTGCGCCTGGTGTTGGAGGAGTAGGATCTCCGCCTCATTCTCCACCAAGCGCTACGGTAGATATGACAAGACAAATGGTGGCAGATAAAGATGCAGAAAATTTAGCAAACCTTACTGATCCTCAAGGAAGATTTAAAACTATGCCAGCTCCACCTCCAGCTATGGAACAGGGTAGACATTCAACTATGCTTCCATCTGGACCCGAAGCGGCTCCACCGCCAGGTAAATTGCCAGCGCCAGGTAAATTGCCTGCCGATTTATCACCAGCAATAGCACATAAAAAATTCTACTCTTCTTTAGAATCATTATCGAGTGAGAGTCCCCTAATGTTAGCATTATTTATTAAGAAGTATGCTAATTCTATTAGAGTAACGGATCCAAATACATCATCTAAATTATTCAAAATTGCTCAGCAAATTAAAGGATAATTAGATGGGCAATAGGGTTGAACGCGTTCAAACACAAGTTTCTGAACCTCAAATGGCATTAGCTATGATTGAGGCTTGGAAATCTTTATTTGGAAATCAGCCATCTAAAGAACAAATTGCAATATTAATGGCGCAGAATGCTTTGGAAACAGGGCATCGCAAAAGTATGTGGAATTACAATATTGGAAATATTAAAGCTTTTAAAGAATGGATAGGAGATTATTTCAATTTAACAGGAGATGAAGTAATAAATGGAAAAACTGTAAAAGTATCAGATATGAAATTTAGAGCCTATCCTTCTTTAATAGAGGGCGTTAAAGATTATATAAAATTATTAAGTACATCACAAAGATATGCCGCCGCATGGCAACATGTTCTACATCCAGACCCAGCATCATTCTCTAAAGAGCTTAAAAGGGGCGGATATTATACAGCTGATGAATCGGCTTATACTAAACTATTGTCTGGAATATATAGCAGCTTTAATAAATCAAAAAGTTATGAAACTGCTATGGCTGGACAAGTTGATCTGCCTAAAGCGCAAGAGGGGGCTGCTATGGTCGCTAAAACAGAGGTTGAACCTGGCACTAAAAGAAATTTCATTCAAAGATATCTTGATAGATTAAAAGGCAAAGAAGGCGATGTGTTTTCAGAAATAGCCGAAAGACATAAGGCTACTGAAATGGGAAACCCCGCAACCACGCCACCCGCCGCAACAGCATTGCCAGCAAGCGTTCAATCTATTTTAACCGGATACGTACAACAAGTAACCGCCTCAGAAAGATCTAATAAAAAATTATACAAACAATTTTTACCATCTCAACATATAGTTATTGGTGTAAGATCAAAAAATTATACAGATGCAGTAGAATTTTCAAGAGTTTTATGTACAGCATTAGATGAAGAATTAATGGCAAAAGCATTTATACATACTGAAAATAACAATATAGAAGTAGAGTGCGTTATTCCTGGACCAGAATCAGGATGCTTTGCAGCTGTAAAACAATTAACTCAATCACTGGCAACTGTTTTTAAGAAAGCTACCATTAAAATAGGTGGCATTGATATTAATACTAAATTCATTATGAATAAAAAGTCATCTTATCAAGAAATTACTCTTGATGCCGCCCAAACCCAATACAGGAAATTCCTGCTTAAATTTATCTAAGGAAATCAGATGGTAAACGAACAATCAGTTTTAGATTTAATCCAGGAATGTAATAAAGATAGAACTAAAACGCTGGGCGAATTTATTGGAACTCTTTTTAAAGATAAATTTATCGAAATTTATTTGGGCGACTCTTATGAGGAAGTTAGTTTAGAGCAAACTTCTTGTGCTTATCCTGCTGTATTTTGCGGAAAAGTAGTCGGGGCTTATAGAGAGTGTTTAGTTATTAATTCAGTTTTTGTTAATGAAGATAAGAAATTACAATTAGGTCATTTAATGTTTATTAATGAGAGAGCTATTCGTGGACTTAATGAAGTAATTGAAGGCAACGGAATTATTGAAGATATGTTCTTAAGAAGTAAAGAAACGTCTAAAATCAAAAGACATTTTATTGACAAATTAACAAAAGAATAATGTCATATGCACGATACACAACAATTACTAAAATTGGCAGACACTTATTATCACGGATGTTTAAAATCTGTTGGTGAAGAGGATTCTTCTGACGAAAAAGTAATTGATCTTATGGGGGCTATAGATTTTTCTTATTCCGCCATTATGCGTGAAATGAGACAAAAAGCTTCAAAAGATCAAGTAAGAGAATTTTTAATTGGATTTAAAAGAGAATTTGATAAAGCTGTTAAAACAAAATTACAAAAACCAGAGAAGGTTGCGCTACAAAACTCTTTAGTTAAATTCAATAAGAAACATAAAATTAAAGTAAAGAAAAAATTAGTTAAGAATGCAGCAGTTAGTGAACTGGGAGATCCAATTCAAGTAGGAAAATATTTAGCAGATATTGTTAGATTTACTCTTAATAGAATTCCTTTAGAAAAAAGAACTAAAGCAATTCAATCTCTCAGACGCAAATTTTATTCTTTTAATGCTAATGAGATATCTCAGAAAACCATGCCGCCAACCTCGGCTATTGGTCAATCTATTACTTTCGTAAAACATGTTCTATTTAATCATGATGCTCATTATGTTCGCGAGGTTCTTAATAACATAGTGAGAAATTTATAAAATGATACACAGGTTGCGCAAAGTAACTAAAGGGTTGTATCGTGGAAGCGCTCCATCGGCTACCGATGTATTGCGCCTTAAGAATGAATTTGGTATTAATAAAATAGTTAGTTTAGACAGATTAGCAGGCAATAGGATTAATAGACCATGTAAAATATTAGGCATTAAACATATTATGTTGCCTATCGACATTGATCATCTAAATGAATCATTAATAAATTTTCTAAAGCATGACATTAAAGATTTATTATTAAGCGATGGGCCAACCTACGTTCATTGTGCTGAGGGCAAAGATAGGACTGGATTGGCAGTAGCATTATTACAATGTAAGTGTTTTGGTAAAGATCCAGAGATTGCAATAGAAGAGGCTAAATCTTTAGGATTTGGACTGCGTGTAGATCCAAAGATAATTCATATTTTTGAAAAGTTAATTAGAAAGTGTAAGCCTGATAAAAAAACTAATGATAGTAATGATGGTGCTGATATAGTTTCTAACGAACGAGAATATATTAGTGATAATCGAGATTCATTTTTAGATGAGGG